GCACCTTGTCGCATGGATAGAGGACGAGCTACAAAATTAACCACCACGCCTATGACCACCGCAAAGAAAAAGAGCAAGAAATTGGCACCCGCTCGGCGGGCACCGAAAGTACGCAAAACACGCGCCGTAGGTGCACAAAAGACGCCACAACGCGTGCCAACTTCAACCAACACCCCTTTTACCACAGGAGCAAACAAAGACGCCGAGTATCGGCTGTTCATTCAGTGGGTATCTACCCCGCTCCAAGAGAAAGACCCGAGCATACGCACGCAGAAGGAGTTTGCCAAGCACTACAACATCGACGAGGGCACGCTCTCCGACTGGAAGCACCGCAAGGGTTTCTGGGAAGCCGTGCAGAAGCAAACGAAAGCATGGGGCAGGGTACGCACCCCCGACCTCATAGCCGCGCTCTACACGCAGATACTATCGAGCAGAAAACCGACGGGGCGCGACGTGAAGATATGGCTGGAATACATCGAGGACTTTATGAGCAAGGTGCGCATTGAAACTCCCGATAGTGAGCTACAGCAGGAACAGACCAAGCGCATCACTAAGGCACTGTCTGGGTTCCGCGAGGCACAGCAAAAAATCTTGACAGGTTTGCAAAATGAAAAATCGTGATAGCGAACACGTCGATATGGTCATGGACACGCTCGGGGTTGACATCACCAACCCCGCTGAACGTCGCTATGCGGCTGGACTGTCACAGTTTGCGTTCAACCTTATCTACCTCCCGCACCACTTCTCTTTGGAACCCATGCCCGAGCACTTTGCGCTTGTCGAACTCTTGGAGGACGACAGCGTGCAGGAAATCGGTGTCATCGGCTATCGCGGGTGCGCTAAGTCAACGTACTGCTCGCTTGCGTACCCCTTACGTGCGAACCTATACAAGCAGCACCACTTCTCACTGCTCATCAACGAAACCAAAGACCAAATGGAGCTGAACATCCTCACCATGCGTGAGGAACTGGAAAGCAATGAAATGATACGGGCAGACTTTCCCATAGACACGTTCCGCTTCACCAAGCAGTCAATACAATTCGATGACGCGCTCCTTATCGGTCGTTCACGAGGGCAGAAAATCCGAGGCATGAAGTTTCGGCAGTACCGCCCCTCGCTTATCATTGGGGACGACGTAGAGAGTTTGGAGTGGACGCGCAAGAAAGAGAACCGTGACAAAACGGAGCGGTGGTGGCTCGCAGAGGTCGTGTCGGCGCAGGAAGAATACAAGTGCAAGCTGTTCTTGATTGGAAACCTGCTACACCAAGACGCGCTCATGTCCCGCCTAAAACGGCAAAACTTCTACCGCTTCGTTGACATACCGTTTTTCAGACCCGACGGCGTTACCCCGCGCTGGACAGCGAAGTACCCAACACCGCAACACGTCGAACGGCAGAAACAGCGTGTTAAGAGCCACATCACATGGGCACGGGAGTACGAGCTTAAAATCATTGCCGAGGACGAGCAGATTATCACCGAGAAAGACATCACATGGTACAAGCGGGCGATACTCGACGAACGCGACCACGACGGCAACCTATTGATACGCCCCGAGAACGGCGCGACCGCGCACGACCTCGCAATCAGTGAGAAAACAAGCGCAGACTACACCGCAGGTATCAGTGGCATTGTCGCGCAGTACGGGGGACGCAAGCGTTTGTTCATCACGGACGTATCAAACGAGCACCTGTCCTTTGTCGCAACGCAAATGGTGATACGGCGCATGTACGAGAAGCTACCGTTCGGCTCGCACGTTGTTGTCGAAGATGTTGGCTACCAGAAAGCGGCAATCCAAGAACTGAAACGGCTCGGGTTGCCTGTCCGACCGATACGCCCCGTGTCCGACAAGCGGGCACGCCTAGAAAGCGTCGCGGGCTACATCAAGGACGGCACCGTTATGTTTGCCGAGGAAATCTGCAAGGAACTCGTCGAGCAACTGCTCGGGTTCGGCGTGGAGGCGCATGACGACCTTGTGGACGCGCTCGTTTACCTCATCATGGTCTTGCTCACCGAGAAACAGTCCACCGCAATCATTGGGAAAGTCAATGCACTTTAGGGTATACTATTGGTATGCAGGTAGAGCAGTCCACACTTCACGACCTTGTTGAGCTTGAACCAATCGAGCGCAGGAAAATCGCAGCGACCTTGGTGTACCAAATGCTCGCCCCCATGCTTTCAGTAAAAATCACCAGTGCCATGCAAGAGGTGCACACCAAGACCTTAGTGAGCGCAATGCTCACGACCATTGTGCAAAGACCGTCGCAAACTTTTGAACGTATCAACGCCGACATAGCACCAGAAATGCACATGCTCTACAAATCCCTTGTAACGCTCCTTGACGCCCATGACTAACACCGACATCATTAAGCGAGAAGCACACAATGTCTACGACTGCGGGCACTGCGGTGGCACGATTATCATTGGTGAAACGGAGGTGAACGGTCGCCTTTACATAAAGAACGGTGTACCCATATGTGCGGTTTGTCGCGTACTCAAAGCACCAAACGGGGGACGCATACGAGCCGACAAGTCAAAGGTAAAGCAGGACGTACTCAATCGTAGAGCGCATGAAGAAGCAGTAGAATTAGACCGTATATTCGGTATAGCGGCTGAAAGCCAGCTTGACGCGCCTCGCCTCGCTGACGCTGACCGACCGCGCATTATTATCTAAGCACCCACTATGGTACTGCCACACAAGTTTCCGACGCAGATAGAGCTTGCACACGTAACCGAGTTGCGAAACTATCGGAAGCTCTATGAACTGAAACAGAAAGCTGTACTCGGTCTGCACGACAAAATCGTTAAGGAGTATAAGAACGAGCGCGACATTGTGTACATTGCGCACGCCATACCCTCTCGTGTTGCAGACTTTTACGGGGACTTCGTGCAGGGTGATGAAACCCGCCTTATTATTGCACCGCCTAACGACTCGGAGACATCACTGTACGAGCAGATTATTTTCGAGAACGACCTTGTTGAGAAAGTATACGACATGGGCGTCGAGCAGAGCGAGTTCGGGTACTTCATACTCCACACCTACCTCGACGACCAAGGTGTACCGCGCATAGACCTTGTACCGCAGGACACATTTTTCCCGCAACCCGACGGCTCGGTGGTCATTGCGACGTACCGTGCCATTGAGGGAGTTACCAGCGAGTTCGCGGTACTTACCCAGCACTACATGGTCGTGAATGGCAACGTGCAAATCGAACGCAAGGCATGGCGGGCAAACAACACAGGTGTCATCTTTTCGGAAATCCCGCTTGCAGAAATGGAGAAGCTACTCGGCAAGGAACTACTGCCGACGGCGACCATTCAGAACTTGGACGAGCTACCGTTTACCGTAGGACACAACGGGCGCAAGCAATTCAACGGCTATGGCAAGTCGGACTTTTTCGACATACTGCCGAACCTCGCAGAAGTGAACGAACGGGCTACGCATGTCAGTACGCAGTTGCTCAAAAACCTCTCGGCACGGTTGATACTGCCCGCCAGCAAGGGACTCGTGGACGAGAAAGGCAACGCTATAGATTGGGACGTGCTTGTTGTGGACGGCAAAGACAACATCGACCCGAAGTACCTGACCAACAGCAACCCGCTTATCCCCGAAACTATGGAGTTCATCATGTACCAGTTGCGCCACATCAGTTGGGTGACGGGAGTACCAATGTTCGAGCTTATCGCCTCGGGCGCACCTGAACGTGTCGAGTCTATGCGTATACGGCTCTACTCGGCGGTACGCAAGACCAACACCAAACGCTCGAAAGTGAAGCGTGCATTGAAAGACGCCTTGCGTATCGCAACCAAACTCAAAGGCATGAAAGTCACCGACGACGCTAACATCGAGATGTCGGACGTTCTGCCGATTGACGAGTTGGTGGAAGCGCAGGTTGAGGAAACCAAGGTGCGGGCTGGACTCACCTCGCGCCGTTCTGCAATCATGCGGTTGAACAACCTTACCGAAGAAGAAGCAGAGGAAGAAATGAAGCAAATTGCAACCGAGGACAGAGTGGCTGGTGTGGTCGGAGCACCCGAGAACGCGCCGACGCTTTAACAAGTAACGTGTACACTATGGCAACTGATTATTTCGCAGACATCCCAAAAAAGGTAAAGGTCGGCACTCGCACGATACCGATTGAAACGGTTGACGTAGATGACGGCTGGTACGGTTTGTACTCGCCGTTCGAGACGAAGATACTGCTTAGTCGGGCAAGCATTAAGTCACGGAGTCTTGCGGTCGAAACTTTTTGGCACGAGCTAGTACATGCGGTCTTTGACTACATTCGTTTCTACAATGAAATGGTCATGGAGATGAACGACAAAGACCCTATCGAGCAAGACGCTTACAAAATCGAGGAACGGGTGACAGAGAGCTTTGCACAGACGTTCCTGCAAGTCATTCACGACAACAAGCTCGACCACTTAAACAACAAGTAGCATGAACCAAGCACTCGTTACCAATAAGGAGCGCAAGCAAGACGACATTCACATCGACAGTGAGTTTGGTCTGAACGCCAAAGCGATTGAAGAACTTACCAAGCAGCTTGACGTTCGCCACCTCGCTCGCGTCGCGCTCGTGGCATGGGCGACACTCCTGTTCGCACTGTTCACGCTGATTGTGACCGTACGAGCCGCACTCTCATTCTTTTAGTATGGACAAAGCGAGCGCAAAGAAAGTCATGGAAACGAACCTTGCCGACCTCATGGCATTGTCGGACTCATTCGAGGCAAGCGTGCGCACGCAAATCCTGAACTCCATAGGCGTTGAGCTTACGGAAGTACAGAAGAAGAAGATTATCGCCGAAATACAAAAGCAAGCACTCGTGTCGGACGACGCCGTTAAGGTATGGCTGCGCGACACGATACCAGCCGTATACGTGGACGGCATGAAGCAGACCGACAAGTTCATCAAGGCATACGACATCAAAGTGTTGCAGTCTGCGCTCACGGTCGAGCTACTGAAAACGTCGCCCGCGCTCTCGCCACACCTAGCGGCGGTCAATGCGCTATTGTCAAATGCCTACACCGACTTTGGCTACGGCTTTAGCGGGCTTGTGAAAGGCGCAGAACATGTGTTGAGCGATACCATACGCAAGCAAATGCAACAGAAGCTCGCGCTCGGTCGCCTCGACGGGGCAAGTATTCGAGATATTGCAAAGGAAGTCGCCGACGTTTTGCGCAATCAGAACATGACCGCGCTCATATCCAAAAGCGGGAGACAGTGGACGCTCCAACAGTACACGACCATGCTCGCCCGCACTCATAACATACGGGCAAACACCGAAGCGACCGTGAACCGCACGCTGGAATACGGTATAGACATCGTAGAGGTTAGCGACCACGGCACCGAAACACCGCTTTGCCAGCAGTACGAGGGAAACATCTACTCGCTCACAGGCAAGAGTGAGAACTACGAGAAGCTGCCCGAGACACCGCCGTTCCACCCCAATTGCAAGCACACGCTCTTGCCACGACCAGACCTCTCATGATAGTCTTATGGAAGACCCCTATAGCAAAAACTCCGATGTGAAGTCGGGGTTTTTGTATTTGCACATTTGACAGCTCGACCCTTTTGTGATAGAATGTATATAGGTGGACATTTACAACTGGTTAATCATTCGCACATGATACAGAAAATATACGAGTACGATGATGGCGGTCGAGCGAACGCTGGTTTCAAAGGTAAAACAGGAGACTGCGTTACCCGAGCAATCGCAATCGCTACGGGTCTGCCATACCTCGAAGTGTACCTCTCTCTTAACGACGTAGCGCGTGACTACGCAAACGCTCACAAGTGCCGTGTTGCGCGGGCAATCAAAAGAAAAAATGGTACGTGTTCAAGAACGGGACATTTTCGAGAGGTGTACCATAAGTTTCTACTTGACCTCGGGTGGAAATGGACACCAGTTATGAAAGTAGGGAGCGGGTGTACCATGCACCTAGACCCTGCTGAATTACCCAAAGGTACAATCATTGTCAGTCTTAGCAAGCACCTCGCAACAGTTATCCACACCTATCCCTTGACAACCTAATCACAGGGTATATAATGGGTGTATTAGTAAGTAAATACAACACATTATGAAACTACCAAAAGGAATAACGATGAATACCGTCTTTGCGTCTGGTCGCCAGACAGGAGCGGAGATTTATATGCCCCTCAAATGGGTGATGAAACACGGCAATATACCCGTGGCAATCAGTAAGACAAAAGAGGACTTACGAGGTGCACAGGTCGCAAAAGACAAGGAGTATGCCTCACTCTTAGAAAAGAAACTAAGCGTACTTGAAGCAATATGAAACCAGAAGAAGTAATGGGTATTGTTTTTGAGGTTCTTGACAGATACAACCTTGGTGGACAGTTTGACGGCATTATAGAAGAAATAAAAAAAGAGTATGAAGTACGGACTAAAACAACTGCGTAAGGACTTCCCCACGGACAAGGCGTGTTTGGAGTTCGCCTTTGACACGCTCCACAGCCGAGAGTGTTCCTGTGGCGGCGTATACGCCCTTAGGTTGGAGCGTAAGCAGTTCCAATGCTCCAAGTGCCGTTTCGCCATTTCCCCCCTCGCAGATACGATTTTTGAGAAGTCCAGCACACCTCTAGTGCTCTGGTGGCACGCTCTATGGGTGTTCTCAAACGCTAAGAGCGGTATCAGTGCGAAAGAATTGGAACGCCAGTTAGCCGTTACCTATAAAACAGCGTGGCGTATTCTCTCGCAGATACGAAAAGCATTGAAACAAGACGGTAAACTATCGGGCGATGTTGAAATGGACACGGCTTACTTTGGTGGACGCTACAAAAGCGGAAAATACAACGAGAAGCAGAAAGAGGCAATCGCCGCAAAGAGTGTTGTAATGGGTGCGATTGAACGAGGTGGTAAGGCACGGCTAATGATTGTTCCCGACAGTACCGCCAAGACGCACGGCGACTTTCTTGCGGAAGTGGTAGACCCACGTGGCACACGCCTAATGACGGACAACACGAACCGCTTGGACAAAGTGGCTCTCGGTTTCAACCGCCTCACAGTAGACCACTCAAAGGGCGAGTATGTGAAAGGCGATGTCTATGCAAACACCATTGACGCTTTCTGGTCGCATATCAAACGACCTGTACCAGGCACTCACAAAGTGGTGTCTAAGAAGCATTTGCAGGAGTATTTGGACGCTTTTGTTTTCCACCGCAACAACGCTGACAGCGACAAGCAACGCTTTTTCGTCTTGTTGGAAAGCGTATTGCGGTTTGGAGCAACTGGATAAACTCTGATTTTTTCATTGCTTCATCTTAGCACAACGGTTTATTAGGTTATCAGGGTATAGGTATGCAGTTATCGACGGGGTACTCCACGATACCTACGACTGTTCACGCGACGGCACCCGTTGCGTGTACGGCTACTACTCGAAATAAACGCAACACCCCCACAGTCCACCGTGGGGGTTTTGCATATCCACACAGTTGACAACTTTTCTTGCTTGCTACGATAGATATAGTGTATAGTGAAATTGTATAGTGCAACTACGGTTACGCGCACCGAGGTCTTTGTACCAAAAAGCGCGTGTTATAGGCAACCATACCTAATCCCAAAACAGTATGTGTAAAGCAAACGAGTTCTTTGTTA